GTATTATAGGCTATTGTCAAAACACGCTAATACCTATCTATTCGGCTAATAAACTAATCAAAGTACTAAGGAAAGAAGAACACTTAGAACATTACGATGCGATTGATTTCATCACCAACCACATGAGGCATGATGACGCTATAATCTGCATTGATTATGAATAAGTCAAGAACACGCATAACAGACAAATTACATAGGCAACAAAGACGCAAACAACGCGCAACGTGCCAAGTAAAGAAATGGATGTACGAAAACACGGCATTCGAAAGATTAAACCCAAAGGAATGAAGACAGAAAAAGTAAAGATCAGCGAAATACACGCAAACAAGAATAACCCACGAATAATCAAAGACGATAAATTCCGCAAATTGGTTAAGTCAATACAAGACTTCCCACAGATGCTTGAGCTACGTCCTATTGTAGTGGATGAAGATAACATCGTATTAGGTGGAAATATGCGTTTAAAAGCGTGTAAAGAAGCCGGATTAAAAGAAGTGTACATCGTAAAGGCGGATAACCTAACAGAAGAACAGAAACACGAATTCATAGTAAAAGATAACGTTGGATTTGGAGAATGGGATTGGGATAGTTTAGCGAATGAATGGGATGAAAGTGAACTAAACGATTGGGGACTTGATGTTCCTGATTTCGTCGGTAAAGAAATCGAAGCAGAGGAGGATGACTTTGAAATGCCTGAAGAAGTGCAGACCGACATCGTGCTGGGCGACCTGTTCGAGATTGGTCCGCATCGTTTGCTTTGTGGGGATTCAAGGGATAGCGACCAAGTTGCAAAACTAATGAATGGTCAAAAGGCTGATATGGTATTTACTGACCCTCCTTATAATGTTGCATTTAATGGTAGAAGTGGTAAATTTGATGTTATAGAAAATGATGATTTATCTAAAGATGATTTTGATAAGTTTATAGAAGAATTTGCTCAAACTTTACATACTTTAGAAATACCTATTAAATATATTTGGTGTAACTGGAAGTTTTATGGCACTTTACAAAAGCATTTTAAGTTTAATGCTTGTATAGTATGGGCAAAAAATGTATTTGGTTTAGGCAAAGGTTATAGACACCAACACGAGTTTTGTTTATTTGAGGGAAAACTTGATGAAGGTATAAACAATGAAAGTGATTTGTGGGAGATTGCGAAAGACACCAATTATGTTCATCCAACACAAAAGCCAATAGCTTTAGCTGAAAGAGCATTAAATAATCATAAATCAGTTATTAATATTCTTGACCTATTTTGTGGCTCTGGCTCAACTATGGTAGCAGCACATCAACTTAAAAGAAAGTGCTACGGAATGGAGTTAGACCCGAAGTATTGTCAGGTAATAATTGACCGAATGAAAAAACTTGACCCGAGTTTAGTTATTAAGAAGAACGGAGTTGAATTGAAATAAACAACGAATAAACAACGTACAATGGCAGGCAAAGGACAAATAGAACCACGTTGGAATAAAGGAGAAAGCGGAAACCCGAACGGTAGACCAAAGGGTGCGAAGAACCGTAGCACAATAGCGCGGCATTGGTTAGAAGTTAATCAGAACCTGAAGAATCCATTAACTGGCGAGAATGAAACAATGTCGCAAGAAGACTTGATGACGTTGGCATTGATCAAAAAAGCGCGTGAGGGTGATGTACACGCATATAAAGCATTAATGGATAGTGGATACGGTGCGCCTGTTCAGCAAGTAGAGCAGAAACAAACGAATATCGACCTTTCTCACCTTTCCACAGACGAAATTGTTAACCTACTCAAAGACGATGAACAATGAGCATAAGGAAGCGGCTAAAGAATTACTTCGGCAAGAACTCGCAAGAAGGAGTTTCTTTCATTTTTGTCTTTACTATGATCGTGATTTTATACGTGCGAGACCTTTTGTTAAAGACATTTGCGAGGCTTTTCAGGAGGTTGAGGATAAGAAAATAAAGAGCCTAAGCGTATCATTGCCGCCGAGAGCGGGTAAATCTTACATCACATCACTATTTTGCGCGTGGACATTAGGCAAGAATCCTGATAAGTCAGTGATGCGTAACGCGTGTACGGCTACACTATTCCTAAAATTCAGTTACGATGTACGCGCAATACTAAAGGATGAACGCTTTAAACGCGTATTTCCGGATGTAAGCCTGTCAGATGATAAAGCAAATTTGCAAGGTTGGAACACCAATAAGAGTAAGCAAGTGGGTTATTTTGGCGCTGGTGTAGGTGGTACAATCATTGGTTTTGGAGCGAGTAATGTGGCTATCACTGATGATTTGTATAGAGGCATTGAGGATGCACTAAGCGACACGGTAAACGATCGTATTATCCAATGGAAGGAATCAACGCATGATTCACGTTTCGAAACAGGATGTGCGCGTATAGACATAGGTACACGATGGTCGGTTAAGGATATTATAGGTAACGGTATCGAAAGTAACATATACGATAAGTCTATTATAGTTTCAGCGTTAGATGAACACGGTAACTCATTCTGCGAGGCTGTAATGACAACCGATGAATACAAGCAAGTACAAAAGCGCACTGCCAAAGAGATTTGGTTGGCGGAATACCAACAGCAACCTATTGATATTGAAGGTCGACTATTCAGTGATTATAAGCGTATCAATCAAAAAGAATTTGACGAGTTTATAAGCACCAACCAAGTTGAAGGTACACTGGCGTATATCGATGTAAGCGATACGGGAATGGATTATACGGCTATGGCTATTGCGGCAATAATCAAGAACCAAACGTACATCGTTGACTATGTATTCAACCGAGACAACACCGATCTAACTATACCACAATGCGCGGCGTTACTAAACAAGTGGAACGTATCATATTGTAGGGTTGAATCGAATAACATGGGCGCAATGTTCGCGCGTCAATTACAAAACCTAACCAAAACAAAGATCCTTCAGGTTGCCAATACGACAAACAAGATCACACGCATCATTATGCAGTCGGCATTCATTAGTCAACGTATGCAATTTGTAGTAAAAGAGGAGCAACAATGCCTCACATTCATTGAAAATATGCTCTCATTTAGCAAGGAAGGTAAGAACAAGCATGATGACGCGCCTGATTGTTTAGCCGGGTTAAGTTTATTTTTGCAATCTATGTTTAAAAATTTATCGTAACTTTGATTAAAATCTAATCATATGATTCGATGAATCTGAACTTTTGGGAGACTTTTTTCGGTATAGATCAAAACCGACAAGATAGGTACATCAACCAATGGAATAGAATATTCCCCGTAATGAACCAAATGTGGGGGGTTAAGAACGCCGTATGGATTGATACTAATAACGCGTGGCAGCATTACTTAGATATTCCTGAATTACGCGCTGTGATCGACAAACGCGCCTCAATGATGGCGTCTAATAAACCAGTGTTGTTAGATGCTGATGGTAACGTAGTAGAAAACCATTGGTTCGTTGATCTTGCCAAACAGCCTAATCCAATTCAATCTTGGTCAGATGTTGTTTACTCATTTAGCGTTAACGATGCGCTTTATTCTAACGCGTTTGGCTACTGTCCAAAGCGATCATTTGACATTCGCAACTTACTTGTTCCATTACCTTCTAATCGTATTCAGTTAGATACATCAGGTAAAACGCTTAAACAAATGGATGAGGGCGGAATGATCAACCGTTATAAGTTTAGATATGATGACGATAAGCTAGAGATAATTGAGGTTGATGATATGATCTATATAACAACGGCAGATGGGATGAACATCCTGAAACCAATTTCACGTATAGATTCATTGAAATATCCGTTGTCAAACATCAAAGCATCGTATCATAAGCGTAATGTACTACTTGAAAACATCGGTGCGATAGGTATATTATCTGCGCAAAAGAGCGACATGGGAGGTGCTATTCCAATGACACCGGAGGAAAAGACAGCCATTCAAAAGGATTGGTACAACAGATCTAAGGATGAGTTATTGATCACTGAAAGTCAAGTTAATTGGACACCGATGAGTTACCCAACTAAGGACTTGATGCTATTTGAGGAATTGAACGCTGATAAAATGGCAATCATTGACGCGTATGGAATGAACGTAAACCTATTCTCAAATGAGAAAGGATCGACATTCAGCAACGTAAAAGACAGCGTTCGCATGGTTTATACGGATACAATCATCCCTGAAACGCAACAGATGTACGATACCATTGCGCATCAATTAGGCTTAAAAGAACAAGGTTATTCGATTAAAGCGGATTTCTCGCACTTACCGGTACTTCAGGATGATGAACAACAGAAAGCACAGGCAATGAACACGCGCGCAGATGCTGTTAACAAGATCATTCAGGCTGGTGTTGACTTAACAGATGATGAAAAGAGATTATTATTGGAAATATGAAAGATTATAACATATATAGAACCAAAGCGGCGGCGGATATAAAGGATGTTGACAGCGCAAATCGTCAAGTCGCTGTTTACTTATCTAAGTTTGATAACATAGATTCGGACAATGACATGATAAAACGCGGTGCATTCGCTAAATCTATTCAAGAGCGTGGGGTTGACTCAACGTCTAACCGTAAAATTGCCTTTTTACGTCACCATGACTGGGAGCAACAAATAGGTAAATGGTTGAGCCTTCAGGAGGATGATAAAGGATTGTTCGCAGTGGGTGAATTAGGTCGATCATCTAAGGGCGAGGATGCTTGGTTGGATTATGAGGATGGTATTATACGTGAGCATTCAATTGGATTCCAATACATGGGCGATAAGATCAAATGGATGGATGATTCCTCAATGGAAAAAGGCGGATATTGGATGGTTTCAGAAGTGAAACTGTACGAAGGTAGCGCTGTAACGTTTGGTGCTAACGAATTTACTGAGGTTGTTGACGTGATTAAGTCTGAAAACCGCGTTGAATACGCTGATAAGATAGCCAAAGAGGTTGAGGCATTAATCAAAGGACTAACAAACGGTAAAGGAACGGATGAACGCCTTTACGAAATGGAAATGAAATTAAAGTTTTTGAACGCTAAGTTGCTTACACTTGCTAAACACGAACCGCTTGATCTAAAGCATTCGGTAGTTAGTGAGCCGGTAAAGGTAATCGAGGCGTTTGATTGGAACACAGTTATAAACAAGTTAAAGTAAAACAAAAGCAAATGGAAAATTTAACACCTGAGCAAGTAGTTGAAAAAATTAATGGACTACTTGACGAAAAAATGGGCGCAACCGCTACAAAAAGCGAGGTTGAAAGCCTAAAAACAGACTTGGAAGGCTTCAAAACACTTGAGGTTAAGAACCAAGAAATTGAAAAAGCAATCGCAAGAATGGAAGGGCGACTTGAGGCAATGGCTGAGAAAGCTGTTGAGCCGCGTTTCGTACCTAAAAGTGTTGCCGATGCAATCGTAAACGCTTACGTATCTAACATCGAAGCAATCAAAGATACTGCTGAAAAGGGCGGAATGCTTTCTTTAGACGTTAAAAGCACTACAATTAACGCTGATTATGATGGTGTTGTTGCATTGTCTACATTGGAGCCGGGTGTTGATAACATCGCTCGACCAGTAATCAAAGTTCGTAACGTAGTTAATACGGGTACAACTTCATCTAAGTTCGTTGTTTACATTTCGCAAACAGCTAACACATCAGCATCTTGGGTAACTGAAGGTGAAACAAAACCAACTTCAAATCCGGGTTATGAAGAGGTATCTGTTGAGGTTAAGAAAGTAGCTTCAACTGTGAAGGTATCTAAAGAAATGTTGGCTGACCTTGCGTTCGTTCGTTCAGAAATCAACGCTGACCTTATGGCTGGACTTGACCAAGCCTTCGAAGATGCGCTAATCAACGGTGCTGGTGGTACTTCATTAGATGGATTACTTGGATTTGCTCAACCGTTTTCAGCGGGTACTTTCGCGGGAACTATTGCAGCGGCTAATGTATCTGATGTTATTCGTGTTGCTAAAGCACAAATTCAAGGTGCTAACTTTGAGCCTACTCACGTATTGTTGCACCCTGAAGACGCGGCTAAAATTGAGTTGACTAAAGCAACTGATGGTGGTTACACTTACCCAGCGTTTTGGGATCGCAACATGATGTTGGCTGGATTGATCGTTGTTACTTCAACTAACATCGCTCCTGACACGTTCTTAGTTGGTGATATGAGCAAATCAAACGTTCGTATCCGCGAGAACATGAACTTACAAGTAGGTTATGTTAACGATGACTTCCAACGTAACATGGTTACTATCTTGGCTGAAATGAGAGCAGCGCATTATGTTAAGAACAACCAAGTTGATGCGTTTGTAACGGGTGATTTCACAACTGCAATCGCAGCGTTAGATTCGGCTGTATAAATTTCTAAGGGGGTGAGATAAACTTGCCCCCACTTTTATTTGCACTATGGAAAAAAAGAAAAGACGTAAAAAAATAGACGTATCGCTCGACACAAAGAACGTTGACGTAACATTCACACGTGAGGAGGATGGGGACATCGAAATAACTTTGGACACGCCAAAAGTAGATGCTAAATTCATTAAGAATGAAGAAGGCTTTTCACTTGACATTGACGTAAACGATAAAGATTATTACGAGTTTGAAAGCAACGGTAAAAACAAGCACTTGCCAAAAGGCACTGTTTGGAAAATAACCGGCGCAATGCTTAAACACTTTCTTAAAAACAAGTTTGGTAAACTCAAAAAATAAGTAACAAATGCTTTTAGATTTAGACGATTTCACGGGTAAATATGAGTTGCATACAGGAATGTATGACCAAGCCAAATTGTTGGAGTATATTCAGATATATGAAGAACAGTATTTGATCGACTTGTTCGGTGCGACTTTGTACGATGAATTTATCCTCGACTTGGACAACAACAATTATCCTGAATCGCCTAATTTCCAAAAGGTATTTGATCCTTTCCATTTGGACAACACTTCAAACGGCTTTCTAACATCGTACAACACGTATAACAGTGTAATAATATCAAAGGGCATTTTAGATATGCTCAAAGGTTTCATTTACTTTGAATACGTAAAAGATACGGCTAACCAAATCACATCGCAAGGGCAAAAGATTCCACAAGGGGAAAACAGCCTAACTGCTACTACTTTGTACAACATGATGTACACGCGTTATTGGGAGGCATTAAAGACGTATAGAGCGATTCAATGGTACATTTACCGTAACCAAAATTTGCCAGTTGGAGGTGTTCTTGAGGCTTCTATTTACCAAAATGGTAGCGGTTATGATGGGTACAAATGGGTTTCTTATCTTGAACAATCTAACGTTTATTTAACTCTGAGCAACGGCACTGGGGCAATAATAGAATTTGAATCATGGGGTATAGATGGACTTAAAGCAATTACGCCGACATCTATTGGTAGTAATTACCTAAATGATTTTGTTTATCCTTTGCCTTATCCAAATTTAGGAAGTATTCGCGTGTTTACTGATCCTTCAGGCATACCAAATAACCTTGTTATTGAGGATGCTGGTAGTGGTTACACACTTGGTCAAGAGGTTACTATTGTTTCACCTTATCCAATTTTAGGTGACGACAACCAAAAATTTGAGGTTACTGAGTTGGGTAATGGAGATGTACGTGTTGATTCAATCGTAGTAAATCAAATGGGTAAAGGTTATATTGTTGGCAACTTGTTTACACTTGCATCTACAACGCACCCAAACACAGATGTACTTGCTATATTACAAATTGACAAGGTAACAAAAGGCGACTTTACAAAATGGAATGGTGTGCCTAAACAAATGGCTTATTGGTTATGATAAACGAAATCACATTCGAGGTTAATGAATTGGTTAATCAAATCGATACTTCTATTGTCGGAACATATGACAGTGAATCAACTCAATTTGTATCATGCAACACTAAATGGGCGCGTGTAGGAAAGAATGTAAAGGATGCTGATAGTAATCTTTACACGATTACTGCTGTTGTTACAGATGAATACGTTACTTTATCGCCTATTGGACATAGCAATGAACCTACAAATGTGATTTATCTAAGCAATCCATTTTGGATTACCGGCACAAAGTTAGCGACCAATAGCGAATGGAGTAAAGCAGAAAAAAACCTAATGAAGAAAACGCCATTGATTTGGTTGTTGGAGGTTATTCGGTTAAGAAGATTCGGGCGTGATAGTGTAATTGAATTTGAAAGCGATCTAAGGATGTTCTTTTTAGATGAGACAAATGTTGCGCAGTATTACACGGCAGATCACCGCGAGAATGTAGTTTATCCAATGGAAAGGTTATGCGATGAGTTTATCAAAGTAGTGGAGGGTAACCGAAATTATCAGACAATTGAAAATTACGACATTATTACGTTCAGCCGTTTTGGTGTTGAGCGCGATAACGGGATGTTTCAAAACGTCTTAGATGCAAATTTGAGTGGGGCTGAGTTACGTATCACCCTTACGAAGTACAAAGAAAATTGTAAATGTTAAATTCTTAAAAAGTAAAAAAAATGGCTTTAGGATGTAATTGTAATGCTGGATTGAGCAACACTGGTAAACCGGGATGTTTACCAATTCAATCCGTAACAAGTGGGCTTATCATGGTTTCACTAACAGCGAATGATGGATCGCTTAATTTCATCGACTTAACTGCACCACTACCAACGTGGGCTGATCTTATCAACGAAGCTGATCCTTCAAAAAGATGGTTTCCGTTGCAAGGATTCGAGAACGTAGAATTGCCAAAGGCTGATACTATCTTTGAAGAGGCTAACAGTGGGCGTATGGTTTACATTCGTCAAGGTAAGCGGTCATTTGCTGGTGAATTGTGGGGTGAAACTCCAACTTTCTACGGTAAATTAAATACTAATCGTTGTGTACAATTTGGTGTTTACATTGTAGACGTTAATGGTAACTTGATCGGTTCTAAGGTAGGTGATGCACTTTATCCAATCCCTGTTGATAACCAATCATTCAATCCAACGTACATGTTCGCAACTGACACCACTACTTCAAAAGTAATGGTTGCGTTTGATTTCGAGCGTTTGTTTGACGAAGGTACAATGTACATGATCACACCAACAGAGGCAAACCAAAACTTCAACGACCTTAACGGTTTGTTGGATGTAAACTTTACGAACAATGTATTAACTGCATCAACATTAACTACTGAGTTAGTTTTGGATTACGGAACAGCATTAAACCCTATCCAATTCACTGGAGCTTTACCGGCTGATTTTGAATTGACTGTTAACGGTGTTGTTACTGCATTGGGAGCGGTTACTGAGGTAACTCCATCTGTTTACGAATTTGACCTTGTTAGTATAGTAAGTACAGGTGATGACGCGGTTATTTCAATCGACAAATTAGGTTACGATGGTTCTTACTCCTTTGTAGGCGCATAATGTCGTACATTACATTTGGCAAGTACAGCATCAACGCTGAAGTTGTTTTAAACAGCAGTTTAGATGAATTGTACGAACGCTTTCCAAAACATCCTAAAAACGTTCTATTGGCGGCTTGGGAATCGGTACATGGAAAAGTTAAAAAGTCAAAGAAGAAACCAAAAACCGATAACGAACAATAGTGAAAGGGGGTGTGAAATATCACCCCTTTTTTTGCTTAACTTTGAAGTATGTTTGATCTGATGAACACGCGTATAGGCGCATTATTAAACACTGCAAGAACAATCAGCTTTGCAGAGGTTTGGATGGCTGTATTCCGCGATCAAAGTTTAAAGGATCAAGTATTAAATTGGATCAGACAAGACCAGTTATTCAAGGAGGGTATAGATGAAAATGGTGTTGTTATAGGCACATATTCAGAGGCAACGGAAATGATGAATCCTTCAAAAATTGCTGGTGAACATTACACGTTATTTGATAAAGGAGATTTTTACGAAAGTATGTTCATTGTTGTGTTACGCGATAGTATAGTTGTTGATGCTGATCCAATCAAAGTAGATGAAGATGGAGAAACGACAAACTTATTCAACGAATATGGCGAAGGCATTATTGGACTTACTGACGAAAATAAAACAAGGTTGGCGCAAGAACTCATCGAGCGGTTTAATATTGAGTACAGGCGACTATTATCAATCAATTGATGATATGCCTTTATACAATTGGATTAAATGCACTGAGGGGGATTTAAAGCACGTTAGAAAGACAAAAGAAGGAAATGCGCAAGATGACATTGAGGCATGGACAAAGGTTCATGATACGTATATTGAGGAATTTGGATTGAGTGAACAATATAAAAAAATGCTTCAAGCAATGAAGCAAAAAGCATTGTACGAAGCTGATTATGTAATTACCGGTAATCGGTTTAAGTTAACCGAAGCTGAAATTCAAGCCGCAAAATTGCAGTCAATGATGGCAAACGGAGGTAATGGAATGACAATTGAACAGGCGTTAATTTATATAAGCAAATGGATTGGTCAATGGATCAACCCTAAACAAATAACGGCAAGGGAATATTTTAATTTATTAAAAGAGTATGGCAAAGCAAATAAAGGCAACTGATTTATTCGAAAAAGAAGATATTTTCGCGGGTATAAGAGATAGTGCGGAAAAAGCCATTACTAAACTTGAGGCATTTAAACAAGAAGCTGTTGATACTGCAACTGTATTAAAAAATTCTTTGAAGAATGCTGGATTTGAGGATACAAAATCACTGAACGAATTTGTAAAAAATACAAAAAAGTTAAATGAGTTAAAAGAAAACTCAATCCTGATTGATAAGCAACTTGCCGACTTAAGAAAGTTAAATGCTCAAGCAGAGCGCGAAGAAGTAGCGACTAAAAAAGCGGCTTTGAAACTTCAGCAAGATGAAGAAAAAGCGCGTGAAAAAGCAGCCAATGCAGCGAAAAAGCAAAAAAACGCATACACTGAACTTGCAGCCAAAACACGCGACTTAAAAAACCAATCAAAAGACCTTGCTGCTCAAATGCTCAACCTTGAGGAAGCCGGTAAAAAAAACACACGCGAATATAAGAACCTTGAAAAGCAATATAATAACGTCACAGCAGCAGCATCAAGATACGATAAGGAACTCAAACAAATAGATGCGCGTGTGGGTGACAATTTCCGTAACGTTGGTAATTATCAAAGCGCTCTTTCTGGACTTCAAAACGTTATGGGCAATCTTGGTATTGCTTTCGGTATCGGAACAATCGTACAAGGTGCTACACGTTCGGTAATTGAGTTCGATCAAGCGATTGCTGACCTTGTTTCGATTACGGGTGCGGGAGGTCAGGACTTAGAATTTTTCAAAGAACAAGCGTTAACATTAGGCAAGGAGGTTGAAGGTGGCGCAAGTGCTGTAATTGAGGCATACAAGTTGATTGGATCGGCTAAACCTGAATTATTAGAGAATGCAGAGGCTTTAAATGCTGTAACTGAATCGGCAATAACATTAAGCCAAGCGTCAGGAATGGCATTACCTGAAGCGGCAACAGCGTTAACGGATGCAATGAATCAATTCGGCGCACCGGCTGAACAGGCAAGTCGTTTTATTGATGCTTTGGCAAATGGTGCATTATTTGGAGCGGCTGAAATTCCACAAGTAACAGAGGCATTACTCAAATTTGGTGCTGTTGCCAATACGGCTAATGTATCATTGGAGGAATCAACAGGATTGATTGAAGCACTTGCTGAAAAAGGATTGAAAGGAGCGGAAGCTGGAACTGCATTACGTAATGTAATGTTAAAATTATCTGCTCCAAATGCTTTGCCAAAAGAGGCACAACAAAGATTGGAGGCGTTAGGCATTTCATTTGCTGATTTACAAGATACATCAAAGCCGTTTTCCGAGCGTTTAGAGGCATTAAAACCATTACTTAATGATAATGCGGCATTGGTTAAAGTATTCGGTACAGAAAACGCTGTTGCGGCAACTAATTTGATTGCGAATACGGACAGAATCGCAGATCTTACCGAAAAGATGTACACGCAAGGCACGGCAAGTAAACAAGCCGAAGATCGTACACAAACATTAGCACACGCATTAACGCAATTACGCGGCGCATGGGAAGAGGTGATACTTGGATTCATGAATGGATCAGGTGCATCGCAAGTATTGGTTCAGGGAATACAGTTTTTAGCGGCTAATTTAGGTACAATCATTTCAATAGTAGGTAAGTTAGTTGTTGCATGGGGTGCGTATAAAACGCTTCAACTTGGATTAATGGCAATAGAAAAAGCACGGGCGTTTTCATTCAAGGAATTTGGGCAACAAATGTTGAAACAAATCCCACTTACAAAGCAATATGCAGCGGCACAAAAACAAGCGGCAGCAGCATCAACTGAAGCTGGTGATTCTGCAAAAGCTGCTGGAGGTGCAATGAGCGCTGTTCCGTGGATGGCTATTATAGCTGTTTTAATTGAAGTTGCAACTGCATTTTATGACATTGCAAGTGGCGCAAAAGCGGCAAGAGAACAGCAAGAAATGACAGATGCTGCTTTAGCAAGATCAGAAAAAACGCTTGGTAAAATAACGGAATCTAATCGAAAATGGTATGATGAAAAAATACGTTTATTAGATTTAGAAATTAGAAAAAGAAAAGCGGCTGGTGAAGATGAACAAAAATTAGAAAAAGAAAGAGTTCAAAGAGAAAAAGAAATTGCCTCTGATGCGGCAAAAAGGCTAAATTATCAAGAAAATATAAGAAAAAAAGAATTAAGTCAAATACTTCAACAAAGAGATGTAGTTTCAAAAATTCAAAAAGATTTTGCAAAATACGGATCATATACGACTGTAACACCACAGCAGCAAAAAGTTTTAGATTCTG